TTAGATTTGCCAGTAAATATCTAAACCAGTATTACTTACGTTGATGTGATCGATGAGCATCCTCACGATAGCGGTTTGATGCTCATAGTCTAGCTGATCAATCTGTGCAGCATCGGTCGCCGTCTTTTTGAAGGCATCGGTCTTTTTCGTGTCATGGATAAGTTGTGCCTGGAGAGCATCAGCTTGGACTTTGAGCTTTTCGGCCCGGTCGTGGAGCTGGTCAACGTTTAGGTCATCACTCAACAGATAGAGATCCACCAGTTTGGCCTGTTGCCGTTTAATCTTGGCTAACTGCGCCTTGATTGCTTGCTTATCGATTGTTGGCTGACCGTCGTCTTGTCTAGCGACTACCGCATCAGGATCAAGTGCTACCTTTTTTACCTCACAGAGCACCGCCTTCTCCAGATCATCTTTATACTTATACGTCAGCTCACAATTAACTGGTGGGATCCGGTACCTAGCCGCGTTATTCCTATGATACTTGCTGGCATGGCGAGTTGGGCAAACGTAACGCCATAGCGGGCCGTTTTTGGTGTGACTCTTGGCAATCGCTAGTGTAGCACCGCAATAATGGCACTTGAGCAAGCCAGACAGCATATAGCGAGCCTGGAAGGGTCTAGGATTATTACTTTTTTTAGCCTGGTCTAGCTGCCTAATCTTGAGCACTCGTTGTACCTCGTCCCAATCAGCCTTGCTGATGATACCGGTATGCAAGCCGTCGTAAACTTGGCCTTTAAAGATGATTCGACCGGTATATGTAACGTTGCCTAGAACCTGGCGGACTGTTCGATATGACCAGGCTACCCCTTTGCCGACATGGCCTTCTCGATTAAGTTCATTCATAATCTTGGTAATAGATTTGCCAGCTAGATAATCCGCATAGATGCGTTTGACAATGCCAGCCCGTAGCGGGTCAACATCATAGCTATCCTTAACCTTAGTGTAGCCAAATGGAACGTTAGACCACGCGGAGATCTTACCAGCTTTAACCCGCCCAAGCTTCCCCATTTGCATCCGTTCCTTAATCTGCTCCCGCTCTAGCTGGGCAAAGACTGACAGTAATCCAATCATCGCCTTACCAAACGGTGTTGAAGTATCGAAATTTTCGGACAAACTCATGAAGTGGATGTTATAAGCATTAAAGACGTCCTCAATCAAGTAAAGCGTATCCTTTTGTGATCGACTTAATCGGTCTAACTTATAAACCAGGACCGCGTCAAAGACTCCCAACTTACAGTCACTAATCAATTGTTGCATTGCTGGCCGGTCTAGGGATGACCCGGAAAAACCGGGATCAGTGTATATTTTTGCTATATCCCAATCCTTAATTTCACAGTAGCTTTTGAGCTTTTCAGTCTGCTCTCCGATTGAGTAGCCGCTCTCCGCTTGCTCTAGAGTGCTGACTCTGACATAAACTGCTATCCTCATACATGCCTCCAACATATCAACGACATCTTAACCGATCCAAAATTGGATTCGTTAGATTTCTTTATCGAATCAAGTTACAAATAAAGCCGGCCATTATGACCGGCGCTTTTTTATTTGATCGTAAATGATCTTCCACAGTCCAAGCATACCCAGTCACTTTTTTTGGTTTGCTTGCCGGCAAAACCAGCAAGAGCACCAATTCCACCAGTTAATGCGGCTCCACCAACTGCTTTTCCAACCGAGAACCCCTTACGGTGCTTCCCCGCAAGTTGAATGTTTTTGCTACCGCAACGTGGACATTTCATTTTTGCTTGCATTCTGTCTTGCTCAGCCTTTTGCAACCGTTGGATAACTGCTTGAGCCTCAGCATTAGCCTGAGTCTTCTTTTCGGCTTTAATGCGAGCCTTTTCCTCTTTTTTCTTTTGCAGTACCTCTTTAGGAATCTGTGCCCTTTCTTCGGCCATCTGTTTACGCTTGTCATTAGCCTTTGAAAGAGCCTTAAAGATTAAAACCCAGCTAGCAGAAATACCAAATCCTCCAAGTGCTCCCCCAATAAATCCGCCGATACCTTGGGTAATTCCGATAACAGCGAAGATACCGGTTGTCCAGAGGACGTACTTATTTTTGATTATCTTCATAAAAATTCCTCCCAACAGCTTTTAACGTCGATCAGGGTTGGACGTATATGTATTGGACCAAGCCGTGATATAATCAGCTTGATCCTAATCCCCCTAGCGGTGCTATCTACCCGATGCCGCTAGGGGATTTTTTATAAGTTTGTCGTCACTCGGACGGCTTTACCAAGTATCCTGACCGGGTTACTGTCGCTAGCAATGATTGGCTCATACTCCCGGTTGTCTGGCATTAAGATAACGGTTGGTCCCGCTCGTTTAATCCGTTTGAGTGTGGCTTCGTTGTCATCAGTAAACAACACTGCCGCTATCTCACCATCTTCCACATCTGACTGTTGCCTTATCAGCACTAGTGATCCGTCTTTGATAGTAGGCTCCATTGATTGTCCTTTTGCCCGGAGATAAAAAAGCTTTCCGCTAGGCAATAAGTCAGTTGGCTCTGATAAGTAACCAGAAATGTTTTCATCGGCCAAGATCGGGTCACCACAAGCGATGGTTCCTAATAAGGGAATCTTAGTTAACCTGTTAACGGGATTGACTTTTGATAAATCAAGGCCTAACAGGTCATCAGTTGTTACCCCTAAAGCTCGTGCAAAGTCGTGTGCTCGATTAAGTGGGAATTGGAGCTTACCGTTAAAGTATTGGGACACAGTAGATTTTGACATATCAACTTTACGAGCAAGCTCACTGATTGATATTTTCTGCTGTTTTCTTAATTCATTTAGGTACTTAATAACTTCTTCATTCGACTTCACATTGTCACCTCCTTTCTACATATATAATAATAGCACGATCGTTCTTAAAATAAAACAACTTTCAAAAAAAAGCAGTCAAAACGTTGACTAAATCGAACGACCGTGCAATAATATAGTTGTTCGATAAAACGAACAAGTTTAAAGAACAAAAGGAGACGATAATATGAAGCTTAATCTAAAGAGGATTAAGGCTGAACGCATCGCTAATGGGCTAACACAAGCTGATGTTGCGAAAGCTCTTAACATTACTCGCTCATCGTACGCGTTGCGGGAAAATGGCCATACAAACTGGACAATTGATAACCTTACAAGTTTTTGCAAGCTAATTGGACTTGGCCCTAATGAAATTGGCATCTTTTTTTTAGATAACCCGTTCGAAAAATCGAACAAAGCTGGATAGGAGGAGCAAACATGGAAAACCAAGTAGAAATTATCAAGCAGGTAAACGATCGGGAAGTTATGGACAGTCGGGATGTCGCAAAGATGATTGGAAAATTTCATAAGAATCTTATTCGCGATATTCGCCGGTATATCAACGATTTAACAACCGGCTCAAAATTGAGCCCGTTAAATTTCTTCATCGAATCAAGCTATGAAGACGCAAAAGGCGAAACCCGAGAATGTTACCTACTGACCAAGCAAGGCTGTGAGTTTGTAGCCAACAAGCTGACCGGCAAGAAGGGGACGATCTTCACAGCAACTTACGTCGGACTGTTTAACGAGTACCAAAAAGAACACAACGAGGCGTTGGAAGGCCACTTGCTTAAGGATGATTTGGCAATCCGCAAAGGTGAACTTGAATACCACCGAGATTACTTAATTCAAATGGAACGCCAGAATGCTAACAACGAGGTCAAGAACTTAATTTCAATCGCTGACCGAATGGAAAACCGTCATGATCGCAACCTAATCCTGAATGAAGCACTCAATAAGTCGGTTATGCCAGTTGCTCAGCCGCTAAGCTTATCCGCTACTAATGTTGCCCGCCAGATTGGCACCACACCATACAACGTCGGCAAGTGGGGCCAAATTTTAGGGCTTAAGGCGCCACGCGGCGAGCGGGGACGCTACGGTTACTGGCAAGGCGAACGATACTACTACAACGAAGACGCACTGCGAATCTTCTTAGACCACTATGATGACATTCGAGACGACGAAGACTACTAAGAGGTAAAGACAGTGAAGGTTAATAACTATGATGCCAAAACTGGCGAGAGGATCACCAAAGTGAAGTTAAGCCCGGAACAGACGATGAGGATCATCAGGATCCTAAAGGAGGTGAGGTAATGACCAAGCTAATAACTTGCTTGGCGCTAGGAAGCTTAGTCGTAGTTGAAACTCTACATGATCATTTTTGGCTAGCTATGATCGCTCTTGTGCCTTTTTGGCTAATTGCGATGGAAGAAAGCTTTCCGCAACAGAAAAAGGCCCAGCGTAACCGCTAGGCCAGATAGAGAAAATGCTTTAAGAAGATTATACCACATGTTGAACGAAGAATACGTAGGGGGACTAATTATGGCCGAAAAGCTTACAGATTATTACTCAAATGGCTTCAAGCACGCCAGCGATCGTCTGCTGAAGACGATGTGGGACTTAAAGGGATTGGATACCAACGAGCCAGAAACTCGTGGCGCACTACGAGCAGAGGTTCGAGCAATCCTGGAACAGTTGGACTTAGCTAAGGATTTAATTGACAAGGAATCCCGAAAGCGACTGGGGGACTAACGATGGAACCAACATTAAAAGACGTGAAAGCGTCGTTTGAAGAAACCGGCGAAAAGCAGGGCGAACGTTTTTTCATCGAAAACGAAGGCCAACTTGAATGGGCTTTTCGCAAGATTCAAGAAGCACAAGATGATAACGACAATCAAGACAAAATTTTAGCAGCGACGAAAGAATACGTCGAGCAACACAAGAAAAACAACCAAAAGACAATTGAGTACATGCGTGGCTTGATCGCCGATTACGCCGAACTCAAGAAGTTGGAAGAACCCGACTACGAGTACACAGGCGTGTTAGGACGGCTGACATGGACGAAGCCAAAACAGACGATCGTCAAGACCGATGAGAAAGAACTGATTAAGCAATTTAAAGGTACTGACTTAGTCGAAAAAGAAGAGAAGGTCAAACTCAAGTGGAATGATCTCAAGAAAGATTTGACGATCACTCCTGACGGGAAAGTAATTACATCGGACGGTGAAGTGGTTTCCGGTGTGGCTGTTAAAGATCAGCCGTCCACGCTTGCAATCAAGAAACGAACTGAGAAGGATTCATGGAAGGAGGTCAAATAGTGAAACTCTTCAAGAACGGAGAATTACCACCGCAAGCCCACATGTGGCTAATTTATGGCGATGGCGGAACTGGTAAGACCACGCTTTTCAAGAACGTACCAGGTAAGAAGAAGCTATTAATCAGCTTTGACTTATCAACGGACGTTTTACGAGGAGCAACAGGAATCGACGTTGTAATCATCGAGCAAGCCGATATGCCAAGCATTCAACAAACGGTCGAGAAATGTTTAAGCTGGGCTATTAGCGAATACAACACGATTGGCTTAGATAACGTAAGCGCCCTTCAGAACATGGCCCTAGAAAATATTGATGGGGCTAGTAAAGACGGCCGTCAGAACTACCAGAAATTGCAACTGTGGTTCCGGTCAATGGGAACAGTTCTTCGGCAATCAAACGTCAACGTGTACGCTACCGCCCACCAGATCGATAAAGGGCCAGAATTTATGAACGGACGTTATGAGGCGGATATGAACGCCAAAACGTTTAACGCCTTCACATCAATGTTTGACGTTGTCGGTCGGTTATACATCAAAGATAACAACCGAGTGATTGAGCTAGACCCTGAGCAAGGTAACCATGCTAAGAACCGGTTAGATGACCGCAAACTAATCAAAGCAAACGAACTATTTACGGAGGAAAAATAAAAATGTTATTTCGAGTTGATAGCAACAACACATTCCGCGGACAGCGTGTAGAAGAAGCAGGAACTTACAACGTTGAAATCGTCAAAAGTGAACTCAAAAATTCTAGCAACGGTAACCCAATGATTAACCTTGATTACCGAGTGTTAGATGGCACATATGAAGGTGCCAAAATTGAGTATGCCGACACCATGACTTGGATTGACAGCGATCCCGAAAAACTGGAGCGATCAATCAAGCGATTCAATGATCTGCTGGTCAAAATTGGCATTCCAGATGGGACGCAAGTAGAAACTATCCAAGACTACGCAAAGGGGCTAATGGGGCAAAAACTCAACGTCACCGTTGAATGGCATCAGTCAGATTATGGGAACAACGCAGGCAATTATTTCTTGCGCGTCAAGTATCACAATCAGTTAGACCCAGAAGGAAGCAAGCCTAACGGCCAGAAGCGCCCAGGAGCATCGTCTAATGGATCAGGAGGATCGCAAAACAGTAAAACAGGGAATTATTCAAATTGGGGACAAAATGGATCACATGGGCAACCAGGACCAAATCAGCAAGCCCCTCAAGGAGCCGGGCTCGATTTTAATAACCCGCCGTTTTAAGGAGGTGGCTTAGATGACGAGGATCAATAAGCAGTCGAATGGATTCTTCACCATCACCAACAACCAGTTGATCCGGGATGATCGCTTGTCCTGGAAAGCACGAGGAATCTTCACTTATCTGTGGAGCATGTCAGATGGTTGGGACTTCCGGGTTAATGAAGTCAGCAGACACGCCAAAGATGGACGTGACTCGCTTAGAGCTGGACTTAAGGAGCTGGAAGAATACGGCTACCTAAAACGCTACTATAAGCAAAGCGATGGTGGAAAGCTAGATGGGTACGAATGGATCCTTAACGATTCACCGGCGACCGGGAAATCCGCCGAAAACAGCATAGAAAGTAACGAAATTCCGGCGACCGGAAAACCCGGCGACCGGGATAACCGGCAACCGGAGAACCCGCCCCTAAGTAATAACAACTTAAGAAATACCAATTTAAGTAGTAACAAGGGTAAGGAATCAAGTATAAGAACCCCTACCCCCTTACAGGGGGTGATGGCCTGACGAGCAAGACCAAAGAGATCCTGGACTATCTCAATCAGAAGGCTGGGACCTCTTACCGAGCTAGTTCAAAGGCTACTCAACGGCTAGTCCATGCCAGGATGAGCGAAGATTTTATGGTTGATGACTTTAAAAAGGTCATCGACATTAAGGTAGCCGCCTGGAAGAAAGACCCGAAGATGAGCCAGTATTTACGACCGGCGACCCTCTTTGGCACAAAGTTTGAGAGCTACTTAAATGAGCCAATGCCAGCCCGGCAACCGGCTAACCCTTACGATCGCTACTACGAATAGGAGGAAAACATGAACGAGAGTCTACTGGAGAGTCTTCCGGTTGGGCTTCGTGAACTGGCTAGGCAACACCTGCCTGATAAGCCGGTTCACATTCCAACGCCGGAAGAACGAGATCAACGAGAACGGGAGCTGTCACGGCGCCTGACTAAGCAAATGGAAGTACAGAAGGCGATGGTGTACTTGGACAAGTCACTATGGCCAGCAGGAATTCCAATCAGCTTCACCTTTGGGGAATGGAAGCCAAATAAGCAACCTGACCAAGAAAAGGCCCGCGCCATTGGCAACCAGGCGTGGACGATTGCCAAAGAGGCAACCAAGAACGGTGCCTTTAACGTGGCACTGTTAGGATCACCAGGAACAGGAAAGACTAGCCTGGCGCTAGCGATTGCTGACAAGCTTAAAAAAGACAAGGGTTGGTCATGGATGTTCGTGTCCACGACTGAGCTTAAGTCGCTGGTGGAAGCGCAGTTTGATGCCTACGACGTTAAGCAACGGATAGCCAACATTAAGCGGGCGATGACAGAGGTCAACGTCTTGATCTTGGACGACTTCGGGACAGAAGGTGGATTAGTCAGCCGGATTAACGAACCAGGCTACAAGGGTGCACACGCCAATTTACAGCAGTTGATGTACGAGGTGGCCAACGCCAGGTATAGCAAGACAGACAAGATGACGATCATCACAACCAACAACACTAATCAAGAACTGGAGCGAATTTATGATCCTAAGATCGTAAGCCGGCTGGTGACAAAGAAAAAAGCACATCGGATCGCCTTCAATGGAATGGAGGACGTCCGAGCAATGGAGGGATAGAAAGCGATGATAGTTAATTTATGGCCGGGTGACCGGGTTATGTGGCGCAAGGTGGAGTTTACGATCCATTCTACCTGGCAAGACGGCACGGTTGATCTGTGGGACGCAGACAACCACGCCTTGATCGAAGACGTAGCAGCAAGCGAACTGGAGGCGATCTAATGGACAAGCTTCCAGAGTACGATGACTTTGAACCTCGATCAGAGGCAGACGCTAAAGCAGAATATGACGGATGGCAGAAGCAAGCCATTATGGACGACAAGGCACAATAGGAGACAAAGTTATGAATAAAGAAGAACGAATTGAACAGATTGAAAAAGTCGCACAGAAAGCCATTTACGCCGTTAGCGACACGGCCGATGAATTGCAAGAATTAAAGCCTACCGAATTGTTAATTATCCTATACGCAATTTTTCTTGACGTAGCAAATACCTTAGAACAAGACCCAGACTTGCTTTATCTTTTTATGAAAAAAGAAATTGGATATACCGAGACCAAAGATGGCCGTACCTTAGATTTCCCGCTTAATTTGATTCAAGGTGATGACGAATAGACTGATCCATCATGAACGGCAATGCACAATAAACAGTGGAGATTAGGAGGGCTGGAAATGAGTCCAGAATGGATTGAAAAACAAAATGAAAGATATCGTTATGTCACGGAGTACAACCGAGATAATGCGATTGATTGGCTTAACAGCTATTACGAGCATGACGAAGAAGATAGAGATTTAGTGGTAGATGCTGCAAATGTGATTCGAGAGCTGCTTGAGGAGGCTAATCGCAATAGCCAAGAACGCTTTAGCCGCGAACAACCGGTCTATATGGTATTCGTCCCACATACCCCAGATTGCTATTACCTGCGATTTGAATATGGACTGATGATTTCTAAAGATAAGGAAATTGCGGGCCTTGCATATAGCGATTTTATCAATGTTGCCAATATTAAACGCGAATCAAACCTAGTCGATTGCTTATTTACAATGGCGGAAATCAAATATTGGGGTTTGGAAGACTGCAATCGAGTTCAGATTGAATGGTAGGAGGAACGCGGTGAGATTTGAGTTTGATATCGAGCCGGTCGAGCAAGCCCGTCCCCGAGCTGTGCGCTTTGGAACGGGTGTTCGTATGTATGACCCCAAGAAGGTCGCGGTCTTTAAACGGCAGTTAGGGATGCTAGCTAAGCAACAAATGCTCGATCGAGGACTAGAACCGTTTGATGGCCCGTTAGAGGTGTGCATGGAATTCTATCGACCAGTCCAGGCAAGCCTGAGCCAAAAAGAACGTTCTAGGAGGCTGTCAGGCGTCCATAGACCGACAGTAAAACCGGATCTTGATAATTATATTAAGAGCACTTCGGATGCCTTAAACGGGATTATATGGGAAGACGATAATTTAATCGTCAGCTTACAAGCGGAGAAACTATATTCAGAACGGCCGCATTTGACAGTGGAGATTAGGAGGAATGAGCAATGATTGAGCAAATTTTTACTGATGAGCATAAAAGAAAGTTAATTGTACGTGTGAATAGGTCTAACATTCAAATCCACACGGAAAGAAAGGATCTATTAGATTATCAGTTTGATCTAAACGTTGAATTGTTTAAGTTCTTAAAAGAACAGGCAGTTAAAGTCTGGAAGACATTTACTCCTAAGGAAGCCGATTCTTTTGGATCGGATTATTGGGAATTCTACGATAGGAATACTGATAACAATGGGTACTTGGAGATTCGGAATGAGCTTAAGTTTCAAAGCCCTAACGACGAAACAACTCTACTATATCAATTTAACAAGAGAAGAATGGAAAGCTTTATTTACGACATAGAAAACCTAATTTATAGGGGGGACGATCATGGCAACTAAGCGAGCACGAAACCTGAGCTTGCGCAGGAACTGAATGAAGGCGAAGAACAATGAAAGCACATTAGTAGTGGAAATTATGGAGGAGGTAGAAAAGTGAACTTGCTGACACGTGGCCTGCTTTATGCAATCCATATGCGCTTTGATGATCGTTTACAAATTGAAGATAAGGCATATATTGAAGAATTTGGCGAACCTGACTTTGAACGAGAAACTCAAAAATTCAACCGGCGATTAAGGGCGATTGAAAAACTCCGTAAGTCAGATGACCAGCTTGAGCGAGAGCGGATCCAAGAGCTGGAAATGGCTAAACGAAAGGGTGTGATTGATGGCTTGCGCACGATCTTTTTAGCCAAGGAACGGAAGCTTGCAGGCGCTCACAAGGGTACGAGCGAGTTTCCAGAATTGTGGGACATGCTCTTGGAATGGAAAAGTAAAAGAAAACTAACTTTAGCGGATGCTGCATGCATTTCAAAGCGGTCGTTTAAAACGGTGAAAAATGAGCTGCATAAAGCGGCAGTGCGTAAAAAGAGGGCGGAAGGACAATGATGGAAACGATTAAATGGATCTTAGTGGTACTCACTGCGTTGGCGATTGCTAATTTGATTTGCTGGGGACTGATCGGGATTCCGATTTGGCGCTGGTGATGTGAGGAGGACGAATTGTGGAATTACTGCCAGACTACGATGAAGAGCAGACGGCACAAGCGGTGGCAGACTTCTTCCTGAAGGACGACAGTCGGCACCCTCAAAATTATCAGCGGATTTGGCAACAGTACATTGCGTTGAGATCAATCAGTTCGCCAGTTGGTGATGTGACCGGCGTACACGGCACATTAAGTAACCATACGGAAGAAAAGTGGATCAATGGAATGATCTACAAGCAGGCAATAGAGTGCGTAGATTGCGCAATCGAACGATGCTCGGCACAATCGAAGATTATCCTGACGCATCGATTCAAAGCTGGTGAGAAGCAATGGCAGGCAAAACAAGCGGCACATATTGGTGGCAATGATCAGTATCCTATTGCTGAACGGCGCGCGTGTCGTGAGTTTGCTGACATTATGCAGAAGTACCGCGTCATCTACGGTGTGGAAGAGTTGATCCCTGATATGCTAGTGATGGAAAATTGAAATCCGGAAATTTGCCGGAGAAAACCCGGAAAGCATTAGGGTTGTAAAGTGCAATAATATGTAATGTGGAAGAGTTGGATAGTTATCCAAATCGTCCATCAGCTTACACGTTTCTTTCCCAGTGATGTGTGACCTCCTTCAAGAATAATTAATTACGCCGCAACGCCTGGTGGCACCGGAGAGGTTCGATTCCTCTGGTTGCGGATAGAGCTAACGTCCACCGGGTGGGCACTGATTTTTTAACAACGTTTCTCAGCGCATGAAGGCGGTTCGACTCCGCCTCTTAGCTCATAAGGATAGCAATAAAAAATGGAGGTGATAAGCCTCCCTTACCGATACGCTATCCTTATCTGACGTGTGGTCAGCTCTCAGTTCCAATAATGAATGCGTTCAAAATTTACATTGAGAGTGCTGGTTCGATTCCAGCCCGTCAGGTTGTCAACGATGACAATAAAATAAGATATTCATTACCCAAGCCTAGCTAAATTGCTGGGCTTTTTTAGTACAGCAATTTAGGAAAGGTGGTGTGGTGAAATGGTATGAAATTAACAGCAAAACAGCGACTGTTCGCTGATGAATATATTAAAAGTGGCAACGCCACACAATCTGCAATAAAAGCTGGATATTCACCTAAAACGGTTCGTTCAATCGGGCAGGAGAACCTTACAAAACCTGACATCAAAGCCTATATCGACGCCAAAATGGCTGAAATCGAGTCACATAAGATTGCCGATGCTAAGGAAGTGCTTCAGTATCTAACGCGAGTCCTGCGCGGCGAGGAAACAGAAGAGATACCAGATAATGTAAATGGTGGCACAATTAAACGGCCGCCATTGATTAAAGACCGCACAGTGGCGGCACGTGAGATTATGAAGCGCTATCCGCTTGATGATCCGATGATTGCCGCACAGCTTAAGAAGCTGCAAGCAGAGGCTGATACGGCTGTCTGGAAGCGGGATGCGCTGACTGGCAAGAACGACACAGGTGATAAGACAGTATTGATTGATGATATTGGAGGTAACGATAATGGCGGTGATTAAAATGAGCCGCATGATCAACCCACACTTCTATCCGATGTGGAATACCGACAAGCCATACGTGATCTGCAAAGGCGGCCGTGGATCGTTTAAATCGTCGGTAATTAGCATGAAGCTAGTTACTAAGGTTAAACATTGGACGATGCTGGGGCATAAGGTCAACGTGATCTGTGTGCGAGAGAACGCCAGCTATCTGCATGATTCGGTGTACAGCCAGATTAGGTGGGCACTGACTATGCTGCATATGGATGATGAGTATCATTTTTACAAGTCACCGTTGCGTATTACGCATAAGCGCACTGGGAGTACGTTTTACTTCTACGGCGCTGATGACCCAATGAAGCTTAAGTCCAACATTGTGGATAACGTGATTGCCTGCTGGTTTGAGGAAGCGGCAAATTTTAAGGGCCCAGATGTATTTGACCAAGCTACCCCAACGTTTGTCCGGCAAAAGCCAGATTATGTAGACCATGTGACGGTCTACTACTCATATAACCCACCCAAGAACCCTTATGATTGGATCAATGAATGGATTAGTAAGCAGGAGCAGAATCCTGACTATTACATCGATACATCGACTTATCTGGATGACAAGTGGGGGTTTACTAGCGAGCAACAACTAAAGCTTATTAACCAATATAAAGAAAACGACCTCGATTATTACCGCTGGCTTTATCTTGGCGAGGTTGTTGGCCTAGGCACTAACGTTTACAACATGGACAATTTCCACCCATTGGAAGAATTGCCAACCGATGACCCGATCATCAACGTTTATTATTCCGCTGATACAGGCCACGAGATATCTGCCACGACTTGTGGTGCTTATGGATTAACGCGCAAACACAAGGTGATCTTGCTACGGACTTACTACTACTCACCGCAAGGCAGGTCACATAAGAAACCGCCTAGTGAACTATCCAAGGATTTACATGAGTTTATCCAAGAGACAACGAAGTGGATCGGAATGAAGCCAAGAAAGCTAACTATCGATTCGGCAGAAGGCGCCCTTGATAATCAGTATTACAATGATTATGGCATTCATTGGCACAAAGTTAAAAAGCTAAAGAACATTGATATGGTTGACCGTGTGCAGGACTTACTTGCGCAGGGCCGTTTTTATTACCTAGACAACGACAGCAACAAGATCTTTATTGAGGAACACCGCAAGTATCAGTGGGATGAAAAGACACTTAACAGCGATGATCCAAAGGTAATCAAGATAGATGACCACACCGTAGATTCCTTTAAATATGTTTGTATTGACAATGAAATGGCCTTCGGTTTGAAATGGGGGAGGTGATTACTTGAGTGTATTCAGCACGATTAGAAATTGGTTTAGGAAAGGAGGTGCAAGGCTTGGAATGGTAAATCAACTTACAAACATTACGGATGACCCCCGCATTTCAATCGCAAGTGACGAGTATGATCGGATCGCTGTCGCCAAGCACTACTACCGAGACGACTTAGGCAAAGTTAAGTACAAAAACTCATACGGTCGCCAGCAGTCACGGGATTTGATGAGTATCAACGTTACCAAAACGGCAGCACGCCGTTTATCCAGTATTATCTTCAACGAGCAGTGCACGGTAACCATTAAGGACGATCAGGCTAACGATTTAGTGAACGCAGTCTTTGAGAGCAACGACTTCTATAATCAATATGAGGAGAAGCTGGAGGAAGCGATCGCACTAGGCGGTGGCGCAATTCGTCCATACGTGGACAACGGCGAGATTAAATTAGCATGGATTAACGCTAGCCAGTTTTATCCTTTGCACTCTAACAAGAACGAAATTGATGAAGCGGCAATCGCCAGTCAAACAACCGTTACAGAGAATGGCTCGAACGCTTACTATACCTTGTTAGAGTTCCACCAATGGAACGATGATGGCAGTTATCACATCACTAACGAGTTATACCGGTCTGATAGTGCTAGCTCTGTTGGCGTTCAGGTTCCCTTAGACAGCTTAGACGAATACAAGGGATTACAGCCGGAAGTTACTCTAACGGGTCTTAAATCACCATTATTTGCCTATTTCAAAACTCCAGGCGCAAACAACAAGCGCTTAGACAGCCCGTTAGGTCTTGGACTGGTGGACAACTCAAAGAAGATCATCGATGCGATCAATCAAACGCACGATTCGTTCTTCTGGGAGGTCAAAATGGGACAGCGACGGGTAGTTGTCCCAGCTGAAATGCTACGGCCTGGCGCCAGTTATGGTAATGATGAGGTCGATCAACTTCGCCCACCGGTATTTGACGATGACGAAAATGTCTTCGTTCAAATGTATGGCGATGATGAGATGAAAATCACCGACCTTACTACTCCGATTCGTAACGACCAGTATCAACAGGCTATGGACTTCTTCTTGAGTGAATTTGAAAACTCGATTGGCCTATCGCAAGGTACTTTCACTAGCACGCCGAGTGGGATCCAAACCGCTACGGAAGTCGTTTCAAATAACTCAATGACCTACCAAACACGGTCTAGCTATTTGACCCAAGTCGACAAGCAAATCAAGTCATTAGTGGTGGCAATCCTTGAGCTGATGGAGTGCGGCGGACTGTTTGATGATGGCAAGGCTAGATGGTCAGGTGATCCCGAAGGCGTTGATATTAATATTGACTTCGCTGACGGGGTCTTTACTGACAAGACAACGCAGTTTACCCAAGATAGTCAAGCCGTTACGATGGGCGTTATGCCTAAAAAGCGTTTCTTGATGCGCAACTTTAGTCTTGATGAAGAGCAAGCCGATCAATGGTTGGCCGAGCTGAATGAGGAGCAACCAGAGCAAGACAGTAACTCGTTTGAAGAGACAGGCAATCCAGTTGGCGATGATGATGTAGGAGCTGAATAATCATGGGAGCACGTGAGCGGTTTGAGCAAGCAGCTAGCAAGATTAGCGATTACTATCAAGCACTAGAAGGCCAGATCTTCAATTTAATTGTTAATGCGCTCAAGAAGGGCGATTACAAGCATGTTGATCAAAACGATGTGGTGATGTGGCAAGCTCAACAGCTCCAGAAGATTGGCCAGCTCAACCATGAAACGGCAAAGATCATAGCCAAAAAGGACGGGCTTAGCCAGCAGGCAGTTGAGGATATGATCAAGTTCCACGGGATGGCGATCACGGATGAGATTGATGACCAGCTTAAGCGATTGACTGGTAAGCATATCGGCGTATCAAATGAGGTTAGCATGCTGGTCAGCGGTATTGCACAGCAAACGTGGACAGACTTACACAATAACGTTAATGAGTCGCTGGTAAGTCGCAACTACGGTCAGTCAGCCGTGACAAAGGCTTATCGTCAAGTGCTAACAGAGTCGACCACCGCAACAATGACTGGCTTGATGACACACAAAGATGCAGTTGAGTCGGCAATGTATCGTATCGTTGATAAAGGGTTACCGACCAATCTAACTGACAAGGCCGGACGTAACTGGAGTATTGAAGGTTACACACGGATGGTGGTCAACACGACCGTCAACCGGGCATTTAACGAGGTTCGCCTGCAACGTATGAGTGACTTTGATATGCACTTAGCCTTGATGTCGTCGCATCCCAACAGCCGGCCAGCGTGTGCACCAATTCAAGGGCACGTGGTTAACCTAGTTTCGCCGAGTGATCCGGACTTTGACCCACACTACGATTCAATCTTCAATCATGGCTATGGTGAACCAGCCGGGACACAAGGGATTAACTGTCGCCACATCCTGTTCCCGTACGAGCCAGGCGTCAGTGAGAACCATCAACCGCAATATGATCCAGGCGAGGCGATTGCTAACGGTAAGCTAGTTCAACAGCAACGAGCCAGAGAGCGAGCTATCAGGGACGCTAAGAAGCGCTTAGCGGTGGCTGAACAACTCGGTGATGATCAGATGGTGAGCCAGACTAAAACGCTCCTACGAGGCCGCCAGGCGAAACTACGGGACTTCATCAAAGAAACCAATGCTGGTAGAGATACACCACTACTAACAAGAGATTATGCACGAGAAAAGATAGTTAATAAGGTTTAATCAACTCGACCCGAGCACGTCGTTAAAAGGCTTTTTTTGTATGCAAATCTAGCTACGTGGAGCGTTCCACGTAAAAAAATAAACGTTAGGAGAGATTAGCATGAAGCGTGAATTTTTAAAGAGCATGGAACTAACGGACGAACAGATCGATGCCATTATGGCTGAGAACGGTAAGGACGTGAACGGTTTGAAGGAACAGGTCAACTCTCTAACTACTGAGAAGGACGGCCTGCAATCCCAACTAACTGATCGTGATACCCAACTCAAAGGTCTAAAAGGCAAGGTCAAGGACAGCGACGAGCTGACAGCCGAGATTGACAAGCTACAGAAGGCTAATAAAGAGGCACAGGAAAAGTACGAAGCCGATTTAACCGCCCAACAGAAGTCATTCTTGGTTGATAAGGCGTTGACTAGCGCCGGCGCACGGAATGCAAAGGCAGTATCATCATTACTTGACCTGGACAGTGTGGAAGTCAAGGACGGCCAATTGACCGGACTTGATGACCAACTGAAGGCTTTGCGTGATTCTGATAGCTACATGTTCAAAGAAGATCCACAACCAAAAGAACCTCAACCGCAAGGTGGGGTTCGAATTACAGGCGGGCAACCAAATCCCGAAGGAGCGCCAAAGACAATTGATCTGGCTCATGCGTCATATCAAGAAATTAAGGCATTCAAGGATGAACACCCGGATGACTTTGCCAAGATGACAGCAGAAACCAATTAGGAGGATATATAAATGGCAGATTTAACTACTCAACTCGCTCAAATGATTGACCCGCAAGTGATGGCACAAATGCTTCAAGCGCAGCTTCCACAAGCGGTACGTTTCTCGACGATTGCACCAATTGACACGACCTTACAAGGACAAGCAGGGGACACGATTACAGTGCCACGTTACAAGTACATTGGTGATGCCCAAGACGTGGCCGAAGGTGGAGCAATCCAATACAACCAACTGCAAACGGCAACCCAACAGATCACCATTAAGAAGGCGGGGATCGGGGTTATGCTTACTGATGAAGCAGTCTTGTCTGGTTACGGTGACCCAGCAGGTGAAGCAACTCGGCAAATTGGGATGTCGATCGCTTCAAAGGTTGATAACGACATTCTGGCTACTGCTAAGAACGCTAAGTTAGTTGTTCAACACGCAATTGACTTGGACTTGATTGACCAAGTTAGCGCTCAATTGATTGATAACGTTTCCGACTTCAATTACGAAGGCGATGACACGCAAGCAGGTGTCCTGTTTCTCAACCCGAAGGACGCTGACGCCTTACGCAAGTTGGCATCTAACAACTGGACTCGTTCTACCGAGCTAGGCGATCAAATGCTTATTAATGGGACGTTTGGTGAATTGTTGGGCTGGCAAATTGTTCGCACTCGTAAGTTAGCAGTTGGATACGGTCTGGCTGTCTTACCAGGTGCCTTAAAGACCTACCTCAAGCGTGACGTGAACCTGGAAACCCAACGGGACATCGACCACAAGCTGACGAAGGTTAACGCCGACAAGATTTACGGTGTGGCCATCATGAACGATGCTAAGATCGTGCAGATTAAGCCCGCTGCATCAGCCGGTTAAGGAGTGGTGACACTTGGCTTACTTAACGTTTAATGAGTATAACGGTTTTGATACCACCGTAGACGAAGCAACTTTCACTAAACTAATTGGCGACGCTGAAAGCGCCATCGACACAGCTACTAGGGATTACTACCAAATTAATGACTTGAACAGTGATCTTAATGCACGGCGCGTTCACGACTTTAAACGTGCCGTTGCGGAACAAGTGGACTATCTGAATTTCATCGGTAGTTCCAAGAGCTACGAACAAGCTGGTGACGACGTTAAAAGTATTAGCATTGGGCGTCTGAATTTAACGCCGAATCAAACGGCGGTTAGTTCTTCAAAAGGTGGCCTTTGTCAAGAGGCGTATCAGCTATTAGCAAAGCAGGGGTTGCTTTGGCGGGGTGTTTGAGATGATTCCAAGAATTCCAAAAAGATTATGCAATCAGACAATCACGTTGCTAGTCCCGACTGGCAAAATGGACAAGGTTCGGAAGCCAGTCACGGAAACCATCATGATTGACCACGTCATTGTTCAACCACAAACCATCTATTCAGGATCAAACAACGATCGTACTGTTACAGGAAACGCGATCGTTTTTATTTTTGCTGAAATCAGCGACCCAATGCCAAAGCTAACTCCCGATTGTGTGGGTTGGCACCTTACGTTCGAGGGCCGCGATTATGCAATTACTAACTTCGTTGACAATCGGGATCCTTACTCGAACGATGTTTACTCTTATGAATTGGAAGTGATCTAATGCCAAAAATTGACGTAGACCTTCACTTAGACAATCTTTTTTCAAACACTAAAATCGACAAAGCGCGTTATGTAGTGGCTAACCAGGCGATGGCTGATATGGATCAATTCGTACCATATAAAGGTGGGATGTTAAGTCAGTCGGCTCACATCAACGCTGACGGCTCACAGATTACCTACACGACGCCTTACGCTAAAGCACAGTTCTATGGGATCATTAATGGCTCTCCAGTTCGCAACTACACTCGTTCAGAACACCCAATGGCATCTAAGCGATGGGACTTGCGGGCAAAGGCACTCTATGGTCAGCAATGGGCCGATATTGCCAAGAAAAGCCTGTTAGGAGGGACGAATGGACTTAACTGATCGGCTGGTTGACCGAATTAACTCACTTGGCCCACCTGTGGATATTTACGCAGCAGCATTGACTGGCAAAGAAGATCCGGAGATTGGGTTACTGGTCTTGCCTAACTCACAAGTCATCTCACAGGATTTAATTGGCAATAAGGTTGTCAGCTTTCTATATGAGGTGGTTATGCGTGGTACTGACGAGATCCAGATCAACGAAACGCTGTGGAAGATTGCTAACTTGATTGGCAATGATGGTTTCCAAGTGCAAAGTGATATAGGAAGTTTCATCTTTGACCAGGCGGAAGTCACTTCGTTTCCTACGATGACTGGAGTTGGCCTCAAGGGAGCACTTAACTATATCTTGGATTTCACGATCCAAGTAGAAACTTTTGGATAGAAAGGAAGTATATCAATGGCAGCAAAAACTAATGGTATTGTACTAGCAAGCCGGTACAAGTATTTTATTGACACGACTGGGGGAACAGATTTAACCGACCTGACGGATGCTAAGTTCGTCCGTTTAGGATCAGGATTTACGGGTACCACGTTCTCTGGTAACGAAACCACGATCAACAACACTTACTTAGACGATGAGGGCTTTGGCTCTACTGACGTTGTCGGCAAACGTTTCTCCTTCGCATTTACTGGTGTGAAGATGGCCAATGATCCGGCACAAGCTTATGTAATTGGATTACAGAACAAGCTTGGGACTGACCTTGAAACCCGATTCTTGGTTGTTGACCCAGAAGGCAATCAAATGATCGGTGTGGCGGTTATTTCAGCCCTGGTTCCCAACGGCGGTAACGCTAACGCTGGTGCCACCTTAACCTTCACTGTCAACATTCAAGGGAAGCTTTTCCACCTCACTAATCCAATTCCAGTAACGGTGGATGCTGATGATGACACTATTTCACCGAAGATTGATGGTGTCACACTTAACACGGCGGTTGCGCCTTCTAGTCCCGCAACTGGTGGAACGGCGCCAGCTTCATCTTCCGCTACACACTAATCAACAATTAAATCATTTAAATCGCCTACGAAATACACAGTACCAAACTTGGGGCGGTTATTAGGAGGTAAAACATGGCTTTAATTCTTAACTTAGATGATTACAAAGCACCACAGCTTGAGGTTGATTTTGGTTTTAAAAAGGTGTCCGTTGAGCTAACCGACGATACCACTAGCAAGATGTCAGCGTTTATGCTTGACGCTAACGAAATGCTCAAGAAGGCTGATAAGCTGACTGACGATGAACTGGCTAAGCTTCCACGTGAAGAAGCAAAGAAGCGCCTGGAGAATGTCTTAGGGAATGCCCGTGATCTACTAGAAGGAGCGTTTGACGAGCTGTTCAACAAGCAAGGCTTAGGTGTGGAATTGTATAACCGGCTAGGCAAGTCTACGGTGTCATTAGCGAACGTATTTTCGCGTGTCAATATTGAGGTCAACAAGGCCAACCAACGTAAGGAAGATCGAAAGCTTAATCGGTACAACCGGCGTAACGACAACCGCAAAAAGAAGTGATTAAATGCTCTCGCTCACTGAAGAACTAACACAATCGATTGCTTATCAAGGCCGCAATTATCCTATCGACCTGTCTTATGACAATGTCTTACGGTTTTACCAGCTCCTCGATGATGCTGATTTTGACGAGAGTGAGAAGGTTATTGCAGCATTTCACATTTTCTTTGATGAAGAAGTACCCGACGACCCGGAATTTTTAATGAACGTGGTTAAGCTATTAGGTGATTATGTAAGCTCGAACCCCTATGGGAACGACACAGAAGGCCAGCAAGGCGATATAGCGCCCGTTAGGTACTTTTCCTTCCAACAGGACGCAGAAGCTATTTATGCATCCTTTATGGATCAATATGGAATAGATCTAATCGAGCAACAGGGAAAACTACACTGGGATAAATTTAAGGCATTGCTTGATGGATTAGGGCCAGAAACGCGGTTTAGGCGGATTATCTCGATTAGGCAACGGACGACTGACGGCTTAGAAGGTGAAGAACTTTCGGCGCTGATGGAACAACAACAATACTACCGCTTAACTGATGGGGCTTCGGTTGATGCACAGACTCAACGGACTGATGCTATGTTAGACGCCCTTTTTGGAAACTAGAAAGGAGGTAAAGCATGGCAGCAGACGGTAAAGTCACAATCGAAGTTGATTTAAGTACAAACAAGGCTAAGTCCGACGCTGAACAGGTCGAACAGATCTTAAAGGATATCGGCAAAGATATTCCAGGTGTTGAAGTCAAAGTATCCACTACCAACGCAGAGAAAGAAGTCTCTGATCTCAAGAAGAACCTGGATAAGGTTCCGGAAAAGAAAGAGACCAGATTTAATGGTGATGGTACGCAAGCGGCACATGAAGCTGAAAAGGTCAAGGCCGAAACTGACAAGGTACCGGATAAGAAGACTACCCGTTACGAAGCCGATACCGAAGAAGCAAGTACCCATATTGGCTTACTTGGTCGTGCTCAACAGCAAGCGGAGAGCAAGTCTACGAGCTTTACCAGCGCTTTAAAAGGCACGGCTGTCGGAATGGGAATTTACCAGGTAGCAGCCAAAGCCGCTAGTGCGGTGTCAGAACAGTTCGCTGGCGCTGTTAGTCGTTTTGACACCCTGAACAACTTCCCAAAAGTCATGGAATCGATGGGAGCAAGCAGTAATCAAGCTCACCAAGCGATCAAGACGTTATCTGACGGTATTCAAGGGTTACCAACATCCCTTGATGAAGTGGCGACAACGACACAAGTCTTTATGCCATTATCAAAAAATGCCAATGAAGCGGCTAAGGCAACTCTTGCTTTAAACGATGCCTTTCTAGCATCTAACGCCACCACCGCTGACGCATCACGTGGGCTTGAGCAGTACAAGCAAATGCTTGCTAACGGTAAGGTTGATTTGATGGGTTGGCGATCAATCGAAGAAACGATGCCTGCATCCCTGCAAAAGGTTGCTAAGTCCTTCGGGATTGCTAGTGGATCGACGCAAGAACTGTATCAACAGCTAAGTAGTGGGAAGATCACCATGAAGGAACTGAATGAACGCTTCATCCAGCTTGATGGCGGTGCAAATGGCTTCCACAAGACGGCCTTGCAAGCCACTAATGGGATCGGAACCGCCTTCAAAAACATGGGAACGCGGACTAAAATTGCTTTGGCAGACGTCTTAACCGGTTTCGATAACATGGTTAAGGAGCTAACTGGAAACTCAATTGGTGGCAACATTAACAAGATGACCTCCCAATTCGGTAATTTCGGTAAAGCTGGGCAACAGGCACTTGAAGGACTGGGGAAATGGCTCAAGCCTCTTACGCCAGCTTTTAAGGCGCTAGGTGACATCATCGGTGGAATCTTTAGTGGCATTGTAAGCACCTTCAAAGGCGTGGGATCAGCAATTAGCTCAATTACCAAGCCGCTTCAAAATAGCTCTGGATTTGCTAAGCCTTTGGACAATGCTTTGAAGGGAATTGCAAGCCATAAGACAGCGTTAAAGGCTGTCGGTGTTGCGATTGGATCCATTGTGGCAGGGTTAATTGCGGCTAAGGGAGCAACAGTAGCGGTTATTGCCTTTCAAAAGGCTCTTGCTGGATTTACTGCGATTAAAAACGTTATAACTAGCGTTAAGAGCTTAGAAGGAGCAATGGCCTTACTTAAATATGCCTTTGCAACTAACCCAGTCGGTATCGTCGTAACGGCAATTGTTGCGCTAGGAACTGCTTTTGTGATGGCGTACAAGCATTCAAAGACGTTCCGTGATGGTGTTAATGGCGTTATTAAGGCGGTTGCCAATACGGTTGGCAGTGTCGTTAAGACAGTAACTAAAGCGTTCGGCGGGTTGTGGAAGAGCATTAAGCCATCGATTGATCAGATTGCTAAAGGTTTCCGTGAATTGCTCAAGATTCTAAGCCCAGTCTTCAAGGCTATTGGCATCGTTTGGAATGCCGTTTGGAAGACGATGGCCGGCGTAGTGTCCACCGCTTTCACGATGGTCAAAAAACTGGTTACTGCCGGATTAAAGGCAGTATGGACGGCTGTTAAGACTTACGCAAAGATAATCGTGGATATCTGGAAGCTAGAATGGGACGTTTTTAAGAATGTAGTTATTATCGTATTTAAGGTCTTGGCAACGGTGGTTAAAACCGGCGTAAGGGTCATTAAAGATGTGATCGACTTGGTAATGAATGTAATTACCGGTAACTGGAAGGGCGCTTGGAACGACATTAAAGATATCTTCTCAAGTGTCTGGAAGGGGATTTCCAAGATTGGCAGGGACCTTTTCGGTGGTGTCCGGGATATGATTAGAGATGTCTTAGGTGACATCAAAGGAATCTGGGAAGATCTCTGGAACGGAATGGCAAAATTCTTCTCCAACATTTGGGACGGAATTAAAGACGCCGCTAAAGCTGGATTAAATGGTGTAATTGGTTTCCTTAATGGCGGGATTAACGGGATTAATTCCGTGATCCACTTCTTCGGTGGAAAGAAGGAGACCATTACCCCGATCAAAAAGCTGGCACATGGTACGTCAGCTAATGATCGTGACGAATTAGCATTAGTCAATGATGAAGGTGGCGACACCTACCAAGAAGCAATCGTGCGCGCTAACGGTAAAGTTGAAATTCCGAAGAATCGGAACCAACTCGTTTACCTTAATCGCGGTGATGAAGTCATTCCGGCTAATAAGACGGCAGAAATGTTCGGCTTTAACCAATATGCTAAAGGTAAAAAAGGTTGGCTATCAGCCGCGTGGGATAACGTAAAAGACTGGGCCGGCGATACTTTCGAAGCGATCGAAGACGCACTTAAGGATCCGTTAGGCGTGCTTACGGGCCTTTTCCACAAAGGTAAGAACACTGCAACGGCCGTATGGCACGATATTGGTGATGGAGCCGCTAACTACTTACCTAAAGTCGGTGCCGATTGGTTTAAAAAAGAACTTAAAAAATTGGAAGATGCTTTAACGCCATCAAACCCAAGCGGATCTGGTGCGCAGCGGTGGAAGCCGTACATTGAGAAGGCATTTAAGGAACTTCATGTAAACGCCAGCGAAGCTAAGATCAATAAGTTGCTTCGCCAGATCCAGACTGAATCTGGTGGTAACCCAACCATTAGACAGCAAATTAGTGACAGAAACTCCGCTGCTGGTAATCCGGCACAAGGGTTACTTCAATTTATCCCATCGACATTTAACCATTGGGCGCTAAAAGGCCACGGTCAACTCCTTAATGGATATGACCAAATTTTAGCTGCTATTAACGCACTTGAACACGGCGGCGAAGGTGGCTGGGGTAACGTCGGTAATGGTCACGGTTGGGCTAACGGTGGTTGGGCTGATCGTCCAAGTATCTTTGGTGAGGTTGATGGTGAAAAAGAACTTGCAATTAATCCATCACGGCCAACGTCAGAACGGCATATCTTGGAAGCAATTCGGGCAAGAGCGGCTAAGTCACCAAATGGCTTTGCTGCACAACTCAACCAGATTATTACGCGTCAGCAAATGGCAGGCCATCAAATTCAACCCGCAACTCCGTCCGCTAACGAAGTCCCAACACTAGGGAATGGCGGACGATTAAGTGGCAACTTAACAATGAACTTTGTGGTCGATGGTACAACGATGGCTCGTGTTACTTATCCAAAGTACAAGGCATTAATGGCACACGAGATTACGATTCGTGGTGCGGGTGGTGCCGTGCCAGTTGGTCAAGCTATTCCGGTAGGAGGTGGATTCTAATGGCTTCAATCATGATTGAACATCTCGATGGCAAAGTCTTTGACTTGGACGCGTTAGGCTTTCGAGTAGCCTCTTACAATCCGCCCACAGCGAGCGTGACCTATACCTACCAGCAGATCGGCAACTATGGCACTACGCTAACAGGCGCGCAAACAGCGCAGCTAGTAATTCCGCTAACGGTAGTAATTACCGCGCGGGATATGAATGACTATCGCCTTCAACTGATCGAGCTACACAAGATCTTTTACACCGATGAATATTTCTACGTTTATGACAGTAATATTCCATACTTGCGCTATAAAGTAAGAGCCGAGCAGATTGCACCAACGCAAAACGGTAACTTTTGGCAATCAAACAACGTTACGATTAACTTAGACTGCCCTAGTGGCTACGCTGAAACGATTAATACGTCTTTGGAGTTGTCAGACGACCCTAACCTTGTGGGCTTCGGTCTTAACTACATGATGGACAGAAAATTTACAGCGCGATTCAACTCGACAGACTTTACATTTACTAACATCGGCTTAATACCGCTCCAAGCAGACGAACGTCCGGTCACAATCACATTTAACGGGTCTGTTGCAAGTGCTTTGACGATCACTAACAAGACAACTAACCAGTCACTTAAGATTTCAAAAAGTCTTAGTGCTTCCGATATGCTAACGATTACTGGATTTATGCCAGCGGTTAATGGCACGCCGATCTATGGCGATTCCGATCATGGGTACCTTGATTTTGCGCGCGGAGATAACAATATTCATATAGATGGATCAACTAGCTTTACGATCAGTTTTAACACTAGGTTCTACTACTAAGGAGGCGGAATATGCTTGGAATACCTATCAAAGACTATAAGGACAATGAGGCGGTCGTCCTAGCGTATGCTGTCTCAGTCACAGACACGATCAACAGTTTTCCAACGCTGTCGTTTAGTTTCGATGCAACCGGTCAAAATCTCCAGATTGAGGGGATGATCGGGCCAGACACCACCTTCACGGTTGATGGCCAACAGTACCGGCTGACCACTTCTAACCCGGTCCCTAACACGTCATATCGGGTCTATGCAATAACGGCAACCCATATAGGCTATGACTTACACGGCATTTATCAAAAAGCAACCCTAACAGGAGTACAGTCACTCAAGGCGTGCTTGGATCTTATGGTTCAAGACACGCCTTTTCAATATCAGATCGATGGGAATTTCTCCGATCATGATTTTGGAACTGACACGATTGGAAATGGACACGGCGATGATATTCTGGCGGCAATCGCTCAAGCATGGGCTTGTGAATATTGGTTTGATAATCAAACGGTACACATTGCCAAAACGATTGGCACCAATGATGCTTTTGTTTTTGTCGATCGAGTTAATTCAACTTCGATCTCATACAACGAAGATTATTCAAATATGTATACCGCTATTCATGGATATGGAAAGCCAAACGAGCAGCAAACTTCAAACAATGACGAACCGGTGACCACAACCAATAAAAGCGATTTTATCAACTATGCAAAAAGTTTCGTCGGCAAAGTCCCCTATTTATGGGGTGGAAGTACCACGAACGGTTGGGATTGCTCAGGTTTTGTCGCTTATGCATTTAATCATTTTGGCGTTTCTATGCATCAGCCGACGACTTATGAAGAATTTCAGGGTAACGTAGTCAGCCCACCTTATCAGACCGGCGATATGTTGTTTTGGGGTGCAAGAGGGAACACCTATCACGTTGCTATCGCTTTAGATGCTAACACGCTGGTGATGGCTGCTAACGAGCAACGGGGCACGGTCATGCAATCAATAAGTGCTTGGCCGCCTGACTTTGGCGTTCGTAACGCTGCATTGAGTGCCAAGCTACAAGACACGACCTCCACAGACGACACTAGCACAACGCAAGACTTGCCGGTTACTTATACGTGTGAAGCGGACTATATCAGTCCCTTAGTTGATAAAGGGGTCGCTAAACGATGGGACGCACCATTCTCAAGCGATACCATCACGGACGAGCAAACGCTCGTAAACGCCTTAAAAGCTAAACTGCACGACTACCCAGACGTGCAATACACGATGGGATGGGTAGATTTCAAGAGCAACGCGCTAGGTTTTAATAACGACATTAAGGTCGGGAATACCGGCTGGATCCGTGACCGCTATGGCACGGACGTTTCAGTTAGGATTCAGAGCTTCACACGTTACCTTGATAACCAGGTTGGAAACAATTCAACCATCACGTTTGGTAATAAAATCTTTGACGCATCTATCTGGGACAACCGTTCGCAGCAGTTAGCAGACACACAATCACTGATCAAAAAAGAAATTCAGCGCATGAACACCGTTCACTATGATGATGTGCCAACTATTTCTCAAAAGGAGGTGACAAAGATTGAGCAATACATCGGATCAAACGACACAACCAAGTAAGAAAACCCGGCTGATAATTGACGAAATCGGGGTTGATACTGAAACCGGAATTATCGGCAGGGGTCACTCGTACGATAACGGGAAAACTTTTACGGTTGACAAAACCATTTATGGACGTATCTTTCATAAAAGCGACCATGACCAAATTTGGAAAGGGATTCAAGATAAAGTAAAAACCGTTGTTGAACCGGCCAAATCCGCCGCTGACAGTGCCGTAGCATATGCCAACGATGCAATTAAAAAGTCGCGAGTCAACAGCCAGGCGATCGACGATATTAACTCGGCTGTGAGCGATGCTACTTCTGACGCTGCGGTTGCCAGAAGCGATGGCCTGCGGGCATGGAATGCGGCACAGTCAAACGTCAATTTAATTGATCTAAACTATGCGTCAGCCAGTGCGTCAATCTCAAGCGCTCGTATCGAAGCCTTAGCGGCGGCTGATGAGGCTAAATCGTCGGCAAGTGCAGCACAAGCTGGTGTCGTCGCTGCACGATCAGACGTAGCAGCGGTTCAGGCAGACGTGACTGCCACACGGTCAGATGTAGCGGTAGCCAAGAGTGATATTGCTGATACCAATTCCAGTCTGACCAATCAAGCCAAGAGCCTATCGTCATATGCAGAACAAGCGAGTGCTAATGGTGCTGACATCGTTACGCTTAAAAGCCAAGCCGGCCAACTTGAACAGGACATGGCGGACACCAAAGGCGACGTCAGCCAGCTTAAGGTGTCGGCAAGTTCGGCCAGTGTAGCCTTGTCAGATGCGGCCGGTAACATCTCCACCCTTCAGGCAACGGCTAAGTCGTTCAGTGCGGCGTTGTCGGACACTAACAGCAACGTTGCCAGCGTGACGGCAACGGCAAGCGAGCTTGAAACCAAGTATGCTGACGCGGCAGGCGATATCAGCCAGATCAAGACTGACGCTAAAGGCATGACACAGACAATCAGTGACGCACAAGGCGACATCGCCAAACTCAAGACGCGCGCCGATGGTTTCGACACGCAGTTTGCCAACATTAATGGCGACATCAACAAGATCCAAACGAATGCAACTGGGATTACGCAGACGCTGACCAACGCCAAGAGCGATATTGCTGTCTTGCAGTCAAGGGCTGACGGTTTCGACGCCAAGTACGCCACCGCTGCGGGCGATATCAATACGCTTAAAGCGAATGCTAGTGGCTTTAGCCAAACGCTTACCAACGCACAAGGAGATATATCCACACTCAAGTCTACGGTGTCCGGCGTTCAAACCACGCTTACCGATGCGCAAGGTAATATCTCTACGCTCCAATCAGACGTGTCGGGACTAAAAAAGACGACAAGTGATAATGCAGGGAACATCTCCACGTTACAGGCTACCGCCAATACGTTGACCAGTCAGATGAGCGGTGCACAGGGCGACATTAGCACGCTCAAGCAGACTTCATTGGACTTTAGCTCTAAAGTTAGCGGTATGGCGACGATCTTAGCCGATGCTAACAGTAAGATTAATAGCATCACCAGTAATGGTGGTGGAACTAACCTGCTAAAGGGAACAGCAAAATTTGATTTTTCTTTTCATGACAACAATGGAACATCGACTATCCAGAAGTATGATGATGAGACAAACTACGTCCAATATACTAATAATACACCAACCGTTGGCCTTGGCCCCTATTGGGGTGCTTGGGGCAGTACATTTATACCAGAGGTAGGACAAGTATATACATTATCTGCTGATGTATGCGGAAATGGCTTTATTAATGGAGGAAGCGCTTTTCATTATGAAGGTAGTGATAACGGTAACTTAGGACAAGTTAATTTAACTAATGACTGGCAAAGAATATCAAATACTTTCCATATTAGTAGGAATAGTGGCTGGGTTAACTGGGTTATTTATGCCAGTCAATCAACTTTGCTAAAGATCAAACGAATTAAAGTTGAAAAAGGTACAGTAGCCCACGATTGGTCACCCGCTCCCGAAGATACCGATGCAAAAATCACGGCCAACACAACGGCAATCAATCAAAATAAGACAGCCATTGCGCTCAAAGCCGACCAGACAACGGTCGACAAGACCAACGGAACTGTTCAGCAGTTGCAGTCACAGCTTAAAGTACAGGCTGACCAAATTAACGCTAAGGTGTCGAGCAGTGATCTTGATGCTAAAGGTTATGCAACACAAACTTACACACAGACGCAGATCAAACAGACGGCCGATCAATGGAACGCCAACCTGGCTTCGGTCAAAGACGGTCTGACGCAGTCGTATACTAACCTGCATGCGACCGTGGACGGCATCCAGGCACAGGTCTACAACTCTGACGGCTCGAGTAAAATTACACAGCTATCTAATCTGATTGCGACTAAGGTATCGAGCGACGACTTTAACAATCTAAGCAAATCTGTGAACTTACAGACACTCGACTCGGCTGATATTAACAACATGAAAACCAACGGACACTACTTCGTTCATAACCTAGCCAACACACCAATTCAAGGTTGGGTTTACGTTGACGTTGTAGGTAACGGCAATGACCGGATTCGTCAAGATGTCTACCAGGATATAGACAATCAGCATTGTTATCGGCGTTGGAACGGCTCAGGGTGGACATCCTGGTCGAAGGGTGCAACTGAGAGTGAGATCACCCAGCTTAGCGATGACATCAATCTGCGGGTTAAATCGGCTGATCTAATCAGTCAAATCAACCTGCAAGCGGGGACAGCCTTAATTCAATCCAATAAGTTAGTTCTTGATGCCGGGACAACCGTCTTCACAGGCGAGGCGTTTATCCCGAGTGCGGCGATCAGTAGCATTAGCGCGGATAAGATCATGCTAGGCTCAACGTCACTGTACAACTCAGACGGGACGCTTAATCTGGTCAATAAAAATGATGGGACTACCTCCAAAATTACGGTTTCACAAGGTAACGTTAATTTTGACGGAGTAAACAAGAACGCATCGATCATTAAGTTTGCAAGCGATAATAACACGAATGCCTTTACGGTCAATCCAACCGGTGCAACGGTAACACCAACACTTTTCTTTGAGAGATTCGATCAAACAGTAGGCCACTGGCTCGGATTTACTCGAAATGAAGTCGAACATGAAGGGGTCACTTTTCATACATGGGATGATGAAGCCGAACGTTTCTTCATCTCTTGCCATGCTCGCTTTGATAAAAACTTAAGAACGCTCGGTACCTTTTCTCAAGGGTCATGGGATGGCACAACTGCAAAACCTGAAGCCGGGGTTTTAACGATCAAAGGTGGTAACACGATCTGGTCGGGGTCAAACTTTCTGGCGATTGGTGATAATCTTAGCAACTCCTATACTAACGTTATGGCTAAAAGTTTTAGTCAACAATCTACGTTGTCGTCCAAGACCAACATTGAGGAAGTAGATCCGAAGGACGCACTCGATTTAGTCAACAGGACTGACATCAGATCGTACCAGTACACATCTGACGTGGAACAAGGCAAAACTAAGCGCTACACGTCACTAATCCTCGATGACGTGCATGATGTAAGCCAATACTATGCACCAGATGAATTTGCTAACGAGGAACGAACAGGACGTGATGATGGTTCAGCGGTTGGCTATCTCTTTTTGGCGGTTAAGGAATTAACTAGACGAATTAAAACATTGGAGGAAAAATTAAATGGATAACGAAATGATTCAGAGCTTAGTCAACAACTACGCGATCGAATTGGGCACATTGCATTCAAACTTGGTGATCGAGCGCGCAAATAACCGGTCGCTACAAACCCAGCTCGATAAGGCAAAGCAAGAACTCAAGGAGCTTCAAGACAAGCAAGACACCGACAAGCAAGACACTACTAAGGAGGACTAACCATGAATGTACAAGTTAACAGTTTTACTTACAATTTCACAGACGGTCAAATCAACTCGGCTCAAGTAGGCCTCTATGGAAACAACCAAGCAACCGGTGAATACATCAACGCATCAGTACGGATCAACCAGGCCGATCTAAGCGAGGGTGCCACCTTCTTGACGGTAAACATGACTGACATCATCGCCATCGCCAAGAAGAAGCTGGCGGCTGATACGGCGCTCAAGGACGCAACCACCACTCCTCAAGCTTAAGGAGATGACTAAATGACAAAGCTAATTGCCTTTGGGGATTCAATCTTTGCTGGCTGGGACGGCACTAAAAACGTTGGCGACAACCAGCGGATCCCCGAATTAGTGGCAAAAGAACTGGGCTGGGAAGTTGAGAACTGGGCGATCAGTGGAACGAAATACGACAGCTCTTATACTGGATTCCCTGGAATTTTAGACCAACACCCCATTACCGGTTACGACTATGCGATGTGGATGTATGGTGCAAACAACTTTGGCTGGCCAGATTCTTTAGATGCGATCAAGCAGTGCTTGCAAGCCGGGATCACTAAGGCCAAAGCGCAAAATCAAACTGCTAAGCTGTTGGTTATCTTGCCTACGCAAGACTTCCGCTGGGGTGGCAAAACACTTTATGATCTCAATAGCCAATTTTGGTCCCAAAATCAACTTGATGATTTAATCCAAGAGGTCGCCCAACAAAATGGGGTGGCCTTTTTAGATTGGCGGGACGATCCGGTAATCACGCCGGAAAACGTCGCTCAAACTTTAGGCGATGGCGCTAAGGGGGTTCATCCGACGGTAGCCACGATGGCCAAACTTGCTAGTCGAATTGCTGACAAGCTCAAGACAATGGGGGTACCAGCGATACACCCGCACCTTCACCATCACCAACCAAGAACACGGCACAACTCAAGCTCGCTCGGCTCACACAAGCATCCGAGTTGCTCAACAACTTGGCAAGTAATGACAAGCTAGCAGTTGACTATTTAAACGGCATTGATAGCCAAATCGCATCGATTTTTGCAACTGGAACAATTGGCGCTCAAACAGTAGCCAAGCCAGATGTAGAAAAACTCGGTCGTGAGGTACGCAACTATATGTTCGATCTGTTTGGTTCCATCGAGATGTACCTAAACAGTTTGATCAAGGTAGCCAACTTTTACGGTGTGTTAGACCTGCAAACAGGGCAAGCAACCGCAACAGTGATTTTAACGCCTCCAACGGAGCTAAACCTCGATATCATCATTGACGCAATCAACGCCTTATGGTCTACGATTGAATCCACACTCAATAAATTACGATCTTATGCAAACGAATTTTAAGGAGGTATGCAAATGGCAACTCTAGTAGGCGACTCCGCCACTATGCAAGGCAAGTATGTGGTGTTAGACACCACAGTCGGCTCAACCAGCTCGGTGATCGTCCCACAGCTCTCTGGACACCAGGGGGACGCTGGACGGATTATCTACTTGGCCGTTAAAGATGGCACAACGCCTCACAACATGGACGGACAGAAACTGGTTTTGAAGGCCAAAGACGCAACCGGCACGCCAAAGGTATCTGACACCATGACCGCTGTCGATTCTTCGGCTGGGGGCTTAGTCCAATTCACAGTGCCGGCACAGTTTTATCAGGCCGACGGGCCGTATAGCACGGCTTATTTTGAACTTAGGTCAACTACGACCGACACAGTAATTAGTACGATTAACGTGTCATTTGAGGTGCTTGAATCGGCCACCATAATGACGACCGGGCAAAGCGCAATCTATAACAACGAGATGAACAACACGATGGAATCGATCAACGCGTCCATCAACAACCAGCTTCAGGTCTTGCAAGCTCAAGTTAGCAACGCGGCCGCGCTGGCTAAGACGGCCCAATCAAGCCTTGATGCACTCACGGCCGCCGCTAAGGCTAACTCTTTTGCGGCGCTCGCTGGAGATAACAACTTTACTGGGAACAATACTTTCAGCGGCACGACCACGATTAATAACTTGAATAGTCCTACGTTGGACAGCCTTAAATCAATGCTGACTAATAACATCAATGCAGTGTCTAACAGCGTTAGCTCTCAGTTATCTGGGAAGCTGAACGTGGAAGACGCCTGGACACGAAATTACACGCTCGGCGGGGCTTTTACCGCGCCAAGTGGTGGAACCAACCAGTTCGCCCTTTCTCGATACAAGATCATGGACGGCTTGGTCATCATCACCGGGCGGGGTGACTTAGTGATCAACTCAGCGAGTGAATATTACGAAGGCAGCATCACTCTCCCATGGGTAGTGGACAACGCTGACACGGCCTTCGCTCAAGTCTACTGGAACGATGCCAATGGGGCGAGCTCATACGCACTCCCTCACTTAGGGACGCGGAGCAATCAAATCGGCATCTCTATGAAAGGGGCACGGACTAATCAAACAGTTCGGTTGTCGCTGGTCATTTTAACTCGGGATTATTAGGGGGTAATTAGATGGCAATTGAGTCTTTATCAATTGATCCTGCTTCTAAAAAATGGGTCATTGATGGCGTAATACAGGACTACTCCGCTGTCGGACAAGACGGGGCAACTCCAACTCCTGATCAGACAACCGGTCATTGGCTTATCTCTGGTAAAGATACTGGAATCCAAGCCATCGGTAAGGACGGTAAGGATGGTAAGAGTGCTTACCAACTGGCGGTGGATAACGGTTATCCTTCTGACTTAAATCACTGGCTTGCATCTCTTAAAGGAGAACAAGGGGAAAAAGGTGATACGGCGTTAAGCGTCAAGGTTGGCTCGGTTAGTTCGGGTGACACAACGACTGTGACCAACTCTGGGACGGCTACTGACTTAGTTTTGGACTTTACTTTCGCTCCTAAAGATTTAGAGGGGCTAGCTAGTTACGCCACGCATGATGACCTAACCAATTACGTAAAAACTTCAGTGCTAACTGGCTACTACACGTCCGCTCAACTGGACGCCAAGCTAAGCGCTAAAGCTGATCTCGCTATGGTGGCCAACATCGCTGACAAGGATACCGTTCAGAATTTTTCCAACAAAGTTGACCAGCTAACGGCATTGGTCAACTCACAAGATCAGACGATTGCCGGATTGCAAACCCAACTCAACACGGCCTTGGCCCAGCTCAAGACGGTTTTGGCCCAGTCTAAGACAACTACCACAACTACGGCTTAGTGAAGGGTGGCGATTACTATGGATATGCACCACCCTTTTGGGTTTGAATGGGGCGATTTGGTGGCGATCTTTACTCTAGTGGGCGTGGTTGCTACCTATATCAACTTGGGAATCAGCCATACAGCTAAGGACTCTAACAGAGCTGAGTTTGAACAGCTGGCCGATTCAATTGCTCAGCTTAACGAGACGATGGTCAAAGTTAACATGGTTTTAGATAGTCTCAAAGCCGACCGTGAGTCGACCAACCGGCGGCTTGATAAAATTGAGGCAACGGCTGACAGACACGACATTCAACTGGCAAGAATCGAAGAACATGTGATGACAAATGGGGACAAATAGCGATTAAAGCGCTAGAAAAACAGACACAAGACATTAAATAGGAGACGAGAAAAATGGAAATCAATTCAGTTGCGGATGTTATCACAGCGGTGGCAGTAGCTACACTACCAATCATCATTACTTACTTATCTAAGTGGCTGAAGGGCAACCGAACGGCTGAAACTATCGTTTCAATCTTGCCAACTTTAGCTAAGGACGCGGTCGTGGCTATGCAAAAGTTAGGGGCAGAAAAGGCGATCGAAGGTGAGGCCAAAAATTCCCACGCCGTTCAAATTGTCAAGCAAGTCTTGGCTAATCTGGGCTTTAATTACACGGACGAAACGACACTTAAAAATGCTATCGAATCCGCTTACGCTCAGCTTAAGGCAGACGGCACTTTAGACGCCTACCCACAAGCTAAGCCGACAGACGATAAGCAGTCCGAAATTGCTAAGGCTGAGGCGGCCCTAGCGAGCGTGAAGGAGCAAGAAGTAGCCGCTCAAAAGCAGTTGGACGCTTTGAAGGGGGCACAAAACTAAAAATGCAAAATAAAAAGATGAAGATGATCAAGCGCGGGGCCGCAAGTGCGGCGGTCGCGCTTTTACTTTTGCCGCTGGCAGGTACGGCACACGCTACGACCGTGAAGCACTACGGAGTGGACTGGTCTAAGTATCAAGGCAACGCTGGCAAATGGGGTTACGCACGTGACGACTTTTCGGTTAGTCAAATCGGTGGCTACTACAACGGTTCATTTGTCCCACAGACAACCTACGGGACGCAGGTGGCCAACACGATCGCCCTCAACAAGCGAGCCCACACGTACATCTACGCCCAGTTTAGCGGTAACACGCAAGCTGATCAGATGCTTGACTACTACCTCCCTAAGGTGCAAACACCAAAAGGTTCGATTGTGGCCTTAGACGTGGAATCCGGTAATCCGGACTTGGCAAGCGTTGAGTACGCACTCCAGCGGGTGCAAGATGCTGGTTACACGGCGGTTCTCTACGGTTATAAGGGTTTCCTGGTTAACCACTTGGGGGCGGCGGGCTTGCAAGAAATTGCTAGTCAGTGGCCACTGTGGTTGGCGGAATATAAAGACTATCAAGTAACATCTGAGCCGGACTACAACTACTTCCCGAGCTGTAACAACGTCCAGCTCTTTCAATTCACCTCAACTTACGTGGCAGGTGGGCTTGATGGCAACGTGGACTTCACTGGGATTACGGAGAACGGCTACAAGGGCGGCAACGCTCAAAAGCCAAAGACCTCGACCCCAGCCACCACGACTGGGAAGCAACTTCACCAGGACACTCACAACTACACGGTGAAGAACGGTGACACCCTTTCCGCCATCGCTAGCCGCTACGGTATGACGGTTAACGCGCTGGTCACGCTGAACGGGATTAAGAACGCTAACCTCATCTATCCAGGCCAAGTGCTGCGGGTAGCTGATAGTGGGCAAGGTTCTACCGTGTCTCAAAAGGCGACTACCACCACGACGGCCGGATCGTACACCGTCCGGTCTGGTGACACCTTATCAGGGATCGCCAGCCGTTATGGCACGTCCGTCAGCGCCTTAGCTAGTCTGAACGGGATCAGCAATCCTAACTGGATCTATCCTGGTCAGGTGCTCAAGCTAAGCGGTGGCTCATCCACGCGATCCTACACGGTCCGGTCTGGTGACACGCTATCCGGCATTGCTAGCCGATTAGGCACGCCCTGGACGGCCTTAAAGGCTAAGAACGGCCTTGCCAACGCTAACCTGATCTACCCCGGTCAAACTCTCTACTATTAAATGATAATCCCCCTTGCCTTAACTGGTGAGGGGGATTTTTTGTGTTTTACTCAAAATAATATGTAAATAGGTGTTTACAAAACTGGTGATTGTGGTATTATATAGTTGTAAAGAGGTATTAACAAACAGGAGGGCGGAATAATGACTAAGAAGCAAATGATGATTCAAGCACACAAGTTAGCAAGTAAGCTAGTTGCCAAGACTGGCAACTATGCAATTGCATTAAAGTTTGCTTTAAAGAAGATCTGGGCTATGGCAAAGGCCGGCCGCAAGCGTATGTCTGAATCTGCTTTCAAAAGTGCCATCTACGACCTTACTCACAAGCCATACAACGGGCCAGCATTCTTCTGGTGTGGCAAAATGGGAATCCCTGAATGGTTAATGGCCAAGAACTTAAACCAATCTGAAAATCAAGGCGCTCACCTCGCCTACAGCATTTACGCTAAGCGCGAAACTACTAAGGCTGTGTTAATTGAATTTGAAACTGAATTTGGCAACATCACGATGTGGGCACCAAAGTCAGTTGTCAAAGGCTTTTAAATAAAAGGAGAAGAAGCAATGATCAAACGTACAATTAAGGTCGAATACTTGCGCCGGCGTAAAGATAGTAAAATTAGCCTAACAAGTGAGGATCTCACAGAAGCCGGTCAAAAGCCGTGGGAAGTTGACGCAGTTGATTTGGCGGAAACCTTCACCCTATTTACTAATCGGGGTAAAGTAAGCAAGACACAAGCCTCTGCCTACCAAATCGTTAATGAAGAAGCCGAGCGAAAGCTGGCTGAGTTATTGGATGTTGAAAGCCAACGGAAAGCTGATGAGAAGAGAGCTAAGGAATTGGCTCAGAGAATTAACCATTACTTTGAAGCTAACAACCTCAATCAAGATGAAGTTGAATGGGATGAGGTTGTGCAAGGCACTTTTGACGACACTAAAACGCCGGGCTGGGTAACAATCAAGATTAAGGCCAGTCATAGCAACTGGTATCAAAGCGCTGGGGAATTGCACAGTCCAAGCCTTTATCACACGCAGGTACCAGTTGCCGTTGAGAAGGAAGCTCGAGAACTTCAAGATATCCGCAGGAAACATCAAAACGACATTAAGTTTGACTTCTTTGGAACAGACTACGCTAAACGGATTATTCGCGAAGCCGACCACGATAACTACTAAAGGAGAACATAAAATGATTATCAACACTGATCAAATTCAAGACCTACTAAATCAGCAAATTCCTGATCTGACCTTAGCGCGAGCGACAGGGGTTTCAAGGCAAACAATTTTTAACCTCCGAAAAGGAAAATCAAGCCTTGAAAAAATGTGGCTTGAAACAGCGGTAAAATTGCAGAACTACGTGGACAGCAACGTTCATTACTCATTCGACAGCGCCGGCCTGCTTGAAGAAGCTAAGGCCGACTACGAAGAATTTGGTGACGAGCCTGTCTTGGCGGTTTACAAAAGCCATCAAGGCCACGAGTTTATCGTGGACTATGTAATGTCGGTCAATGGCGCGTATGAAGCTGATCAGCTAAACGAGGGAGAGAAGCTAACGCATATGAAAATGGGCCGACTGGTTATGTTGCTTAAAAAGCAGACAGAAATTTAAAAAGATTTGGAGAGCGCTATTGATAAAAAGCCACAATAAAAAGGCCCTGCTTAATAGTGGGGCTTTTTTATTTCGCCTAAAAAGTATCATAAAATATATATAAGTATTGTAAAATATACTAAGCGTGTTATAATTAATACATAAATAAAAGGAGGAAATTAAAATGACTAAGGAAATGGTTCAATTCACGATTCAAACTTCTGGCAAGAACGGCGGTGCAACTTGGAATTCACCGTACACGTTCATCCGTGAAGCCCAACACTTTGACGTTGAAGATTTGAAGATTACTCTTTTTATGGGGCAGCGGCTAAACTTCGACGACGTCAATAATTCGAAGGAAAAATACTGGCAAGCGTCGACGGACGGGTCATGCGAAGACTTCCTGCAATGGTGCAAAGATAACGACTACATCGACGATTACACGACCGAAAGCTACACGGTAGAAGGAAACAACTAACTAGTGGAAAGGAGAACAGGATGACAGAGTTAGACAAGGCAAAGGCGGTTATCGTCGATAAAAACAACAGCTTTGCCAGATTAAGAGAAGTGTCGGGAGTATCAATCCCAACCCTCAAGGCTTACCGGGCCAACCCAGAGAAGCTAAGAACAGCAAGATGGGCCACAGTCCACAAGCTGGCAAGCATGGCAGACGATAAAAATAAGTAGGAGGAACACTATGAAATCTAAAAGGGAGTCATTAACATGGAAAAAAAGATTGCATTTAAGAAGGGTCAAACGGTAGTAACGATTAACTTTAACTCAGAAAACTACTTTGGTTTATCTGCCAGATTATATGAGTTAACGGTAACGAGCGAAGAGGAACTTAAGGAACGCATTCGGGAGAAGATTGAAAGCAACATTGATATAGGAGATTTGTATGATCTGTCTATTAATGAATTAGTGGATCTACAGGTGAGTCACGTTATGGAATACCCCGACTACTATCACGACTACTATAATGATAGCCTTAGTGGAACCACCCACGGCGATGATTTAGTAGAAATGAACTCTATTGCGTGGGGACAATGCTCCAAAAGATTGTTAGACCTGTTACCAAGCAACCAGGATATCAAGGAGCTAGTTAGCATTTGGTATCAATATCAATTGAAGAACAACGTGGATCAATCTGTTATTGATCGCGTAAATGTATTGCTTGATCGGTTAGACTGTGGGGAGGACGAGCGGTCATTATCTGATGATATCATTGATGACTATATACAGAAAAATGTTAACAACTAACTAAAAAAAGGCCCTGCTTAATGGCGGGGCCTTTTTAGTCTTACTGGACGATCTGTAAGATTAGAAAAGATTTAGAGATGGTGGTTGAAATGACGATTGTCTTGTTCATTATTAGCTTGTTAATCTTGATCATCGTGCCCAACCTAGGGGCGCAAAGAAAACACGCCACTTCGGTTAACCAAGAGGCCTTAGTCAACATGATTCAAAACCAGGTTGAGCTATACCATGACGATACGGGTGACGTCCCGACCGATTTGTCCCAACTAGAAAAGGGTGATTACCTAACGGCTAAGCAGGTTCGCCAGGCTAGCCGCGAAAATATCACGCTCCAAAATGGTCAGGCCGTTGTTCAATAG